GCTAAGGAAGTAAATCAAAATATTATCAGTGAGTTTATGGCTGAACCGCCACAAGGAAAAATCCGTATTGCCGGAGATGATGGGCTGCCTGCGTGGGCAGATATTCCTCCACCCACGCATGAAGAGCTTATTGAAATTACTGAATCAGAAAGACAGCTACTAATTAACCAGGCCAACGAATACATGAACAGTAAGCAATGGCCCGGTAAAGCCGCTATTGGTCGTCTGAAAGGTGAGGAACTGGCGCAATATAATTTGTGGCTGGATTATCTGGACGCACTGGAGCTGGTTGATACCTCCAGTGCGCCAGATATTGAATGGCCTACGCCTCCGGCAGTTCAGGCCAGATGACATCCGGCGCTGTGCTGGTATCCGTTGCCGTCACCGCGTCAATGTAATCCAGCACAGCGTTTAGTCGGGTGGTTTCTGTCTGCGTCAGCTTCCTCCCGGCCCGCAATTTCAGTTGAATCAGACTAATGGAAGCCATTGCTGCATCAATCAGCGACTGGCGCTGTGCTTCTGCTGCATCTACTGCGGCGCTATGCTGTGCCTCGGTATCCGTCACCCATTTCTCACCATCCCATTTATCATATGGCGTTAATGGGGCGATAGTGGTTGTATTTTCAGGGTAATCACCCGGAGCTGTGATTTCTTTTGATTCCCCTGTTTCGGTGCTAAAAACGATTTCACCGCGATGGTCTGGCATATATTCCCATGATTTTAAATCTGCTGAACGGCAGATTGCATAACCAGCCTTATGTGTGCCAGGGGCATCTAAACAGGAACATGCCGGAATGCCGACACCAACGGCAAGATATTCATTTGAAGTGGAAATATATTCCCGTGTTTCACCATCATAGTTATAAACGGTAACATCCCCTGCCTTTGTTGCAATGAGCTCACTATTTAATATTGCTTTATGCATCAGGCTGCCCTCACGATATAGTTAAATGCGACGTTGCGCGGCCGGGTTTCAGAACCACCAACCGATACCGTAGAAATTGAATTTGCTGTAATAAGATTCCCGGAAGCATCAGCCGTAACTACGAACTGACCTCCCGTTGGATCAAAACCTGTTAGCGCATAGTACTTGTCAAACCAGTGCCCATGAGAAGCAAATAAATGGTCTTGAGATGTCAACAAACCACGAGAGGAATCCACCCCGCGCCCATCATCCCATCCACGAATAAATTCACCGCGTAAATCAGGCAATTTATTTGTCGGGTAAGCCTTTGCCAGTTCCGGGTATTCTTCAGCAGAAAAAGCCGCACCATTGCATTTCAGCCAGCCTGTTGGCGGAGTGGCTGAAGGCCACGGAACAGGCACCCCAACAGGTAATGCTGAGCCTTCTCCCAAACCAAGGTATGCGAGAAGACCGGCAACATCCTTTCCACTCAAATGAGTCAGCGTCTCATCCAGTGGCTGCTTACCTGACAGCGCATTGTTAATGGTGGTACTGAATTTCGGGTCATTGTTAATGGCTGCGGCAATTTCTTTCAGTGTGTCCAGCGTGGCTGGCGCACCGTTAATCAGAGCGGTAATAGCGGCCTGAACAAACGCAGTGGTCGCAATCCGCGTGGTGTTATTTCCTGTGGCAGGCGTCGGCGCTTTTGGTTCTCCGGTAAATGTCGGATTATGTTTCTGCGCATACTGGGTATGAGGATCCTGTGCGGCAATGTGGTTTCTCATCTGGTCATCCACATACAGCTTTAATTCCAGGACTTCATCATCCACGTATTTACGGGTCGCCAGTACCACCGACGGGTCGATTTTCAGCGTGATGGCTTCGGTATTCGTGACAACCAGAATCATGCGGATAGTCTGGGTACGACCGCTGCCTTCCTGCAACTGCGGTTTGTACGTTTCCGGGCAGTTCGCCACCGCAATGAGTACGCCTTCATCATCATAAAGCCCAATCTCACGGATCCAGAATCCACCCTCGTTCTCAGGGATGATTTGCTCCGCAATAATCTGGCTCTGATTGTTCGGGTCAACACTCAGAAGATTCAGCGGCGCGATGCGTTTCTGGTTAATCAGTTTTGTCTGTGCCGGGTCTGGTGTCGGCAAGACACCATTCGCATCACCAACGGCCATTTGCGTCAGATTCAGCTTACTGCCGAGCATCGTCGCGTTAGCCAGCCGTGCTGCGCCCTGATTAGTCAGAATGGCGTAGTATTTCACTGTCATGCGTTTACTCTCAGGTTATCAATTAAATGAATGGCCGAGGCCGGGAAATAATCCCCTCCGACAATAATGGCCTCCGGGGTGTAGGGATAAACCGTCAGGGCGTCACCGTGATAGCATCCTGCACCGGCAAAAATGTTGCCGGTTGTACTTAAACTGATAGCCAGTCCCGTCAGATGGCGGCTTGCAGGTTTTGCATCAGCAACGAGGCGCTCCAGCTCCTGATACATTTCCTCGGTAATACCCTGCTCAAGCACGCCAACAACGATGCGGAACGTCCCCGGCTCCTCATTGAGTTGCCACCACTCCCTCACCTCAATCAGATAGCCGAGCGGCTCCACCACACGACGGATTGCGCCTATAGTGCCCTTATGGCAGTGAATGAAATACGCATCGCGGATAACAGCGCGTTTTGTCGCTTCCGGCCACTTATCATCCCAGCGGTCAACCGAAAATGACCACGCCAGCCACGGCAGCAGATTTGCCGGACAGGTGTCCGGGTTCCACAGCTCACGAATACTGACCGGCGTTTTTTCAATTTCTGCACAGGCTTTTGCGGCGGCGACTTCAAGCGGTGATGAGCCAGTCGGCAGCAGTCGCGAATCACTCATCCGAGCCTCCGGTCACGACGCTGTATTCGGTACAGAAAGACGCCTGCGTACTGTTGAGCACGATGTCGGCCAGCGGTGCAGCCAGTTCGACACGCTGCACGCCTTCCACATGCAAAGCGGCATAAATGGCAGACAGACGGATGTCGCGCCCCAGCCGGTGCTGTGCCGTGATGTACGCTTCCAGTTTTTTCACGGCAGCAGCGCGGATGGGTTCGCTTTCGGGACCTGGGTAAAGGTAAAGCGTGGCGTTTATCTGATATTCGACAATGGCGGCAGACTGCACGGTCACGCGGTCGGCCACCGGCCTGACGTCCTCGCCATTAAGGGCGTTACGCACCACGGCCAGCAGGTCTTCGGATGCGACGCCGTTATTTTCACGTGACAGCACGGAGATAGTGACGCAGGCCGGAGACGGACTGGTGACAGAGATATCCGCGACACGCCCGTCAGCACTGCGACCATGATACTGATAGGCTCCCACCGACCCGGCGACGCTTAAGCCCTCAAACGCCTGCTGAATACGCAGACGATAATCGGTGTCAGACTCCATCACTGCCGGTGTCGGCGGGATGGTCGAATCATCTGCCGGGGTGATAATCAGGCGCGTGGTGTTGTAATTGGCACCAATCACATCAAGGTCATTACCGGCTGCACAGGCCAGCATCACCGCCCGTGCGGCCTCATTCACACGCTGACGCCAGATAAGCTCACGATAAGCATTTTCCTCCAGCAGTTTGACGAGAGGCTCGGATTCCAGCGTCAGGGTACGGGCGACCGCCTCCTGCTGGTCTTCCGGGTAAAGGGAAATCAGTGTCGCCTTGCGTTCGGCGAGAATGGTTTCAAAGTCCAGCTCCTCGACCACATCCGGTGCGGGTAGCTGGTTCAGGTCGATAATCGGCATGATTTCAACTCACAGGGATGGTTAACGAAAGTGGCTGGCCGGTGTCGTTGTGCTGGCCGGTTAACGTGACCGTCATTCGCCCGTCAAAACTGCGCTCAGTGGTGACGGATGACAGGGTGACGCGGGGTTCCCATTTCAGCACTGCCATGTAACAGGCGACCTTAATCTGCAACTCAAGCGCCGGAGTCTGCGGCTGGTCAATCATTGACGCCAGCAACGAGCCGTAATCACGACGCATCACCCGTGAGCCGACCGGTGTGCGCAGGATATCGCCGATACTCTGGCTGATATGCTCAAGGTCAGTGACCGTCAGGCCATCACTGCGATTCATTCCGAGATAACGCGCTGTCATAAAGGACTCCCGGTTGTGCCGCCGCTGTCGCCGGGGTGTTTGTGGGTATGCAGTACCTTACCGTTTGATGAGAGTTCACCGCCGGTGTGTTCAATGTTGCCGCGCATCGTCCCGCCCTTCTGCACTTCCAGCGTGCCGGTAGTCAGTTTGTTAGTGCAGACCACTTCCGGTGTGTCCAGGGTGACACGGGTTGACGCTTTCACCGTGACCACCGGTACCGTGGCAGTAACAGAATCAGAAGCCGTCACGCTGGCCGTTTTAATTCCGCTTACCGTGAGTGCACTGGTTTCGGGTTCATACTCAATCACCGCCCCGTCAGGGAAACGGATATGCAGGGCATCCGCCGACGCAGACGGCGCGCGGTTATCGCCGGAATAAATCCCCGGCAGAACGAACGCCGTGTCGAGTTCACCGCCCACGGCCAGAATCAGCACCTGTTCCCCCACGGAAGGCGCCCACCATGTGCGCGAACGTCCGGCGCGATGGGTCAGCCACTGAAGCCAGTCGGTGCACATGCCGCCGGTCTGCACACGGCAGCGACCGGCGTTAAGGTCGGTTTCGACGACAAGGCCGGTGCGAATCATGTTGCGCAGTGCGCGCGCGAGTTCCTGAATATTTGCGAGAGTGTTCATAACGGGAAGGATGCCGCCGGGTCATACCGGCGGCAATGTGACGATGAGGTGTCGGGAATGGCACAACTAACGTTCAAGGTGAGCCAGAATAATCTCTTCAATCATCTGCACATCCTCACCGGTAAAGCCGAGCAGAGGACGCGCCGGATAATCAATTTTCTTACCGTCTTTCCGGGTTTCTTCCGACAGACCAAACTGATGCACACTGGCGATTTTCGGTGACTTCCCGCCGTAAAATTCCATTGCTGCCTGTTCCGGGCTGGCGCGGATATGCAAAAAACGACTGGTGATAAGTTTCGCAAACATTTTTCGCTTAACGCGACCGGTCTTTTTTCTGGCGCTCTGCTGCTGGCGTGGCGCGTAGGGTGTGCCGTCCGGTGCTTTCTGTGCCATCACCCGACGCTGCTGACTCTGCCGCAGACGTTTCGCCAGTTCGGCACTCAGTCGCCGACGCCCTGACGGTGACAGCGACTCAATAAGTCCGGTCAGCCGGTCTTCAAAACGCTTAAACTCATTCATCCCACTTGCTCACCAGTTCGCCATTGATATACAGCTCCATCGGGCGGGTAACCGGCTCCGGCAGCGGAGGTTCCGGGATATTCTTCACATGCAGCGCGCCGTCCACCTCACTGACCAGCGTGCGCTCGGTCAGCATCAGGCTGATGCTGATATCAAAGCTGCTGTCATTGTTGATGTCTGCATAAAACGTGAAGCCCTTTTTCTGGCCTGCGTCGGTAGTCATGATGTCGGGCTGATTTTCCCGCAGCCACGCCAGCACCGGCACGATGAGCAGGTCAAAATCACCGGTAAAGTCGGTCACAATCACATTGAGCGTGTAACGCTTTTCGAATGACAACGACGTCGCCAGCGTGGAGGCAATACTCCCGTTATCCACGAATATCCGCAGCATATCGGGGTTAGTTTTCAGCACCGTGACGGCATCAGTCAGCGCCCTGCGCAGGCTGTCGGGTTTGAGCATCGTTTTCGTCCTGACAGTGTTTAATCATTTTTACCTGGCTGGCACAGCGCGCCAGCGCGTTCTCAAGCTGCCGGATATCGGCACTTAAATCACCGTTCGTCTCCGGGTCGCTGCCCGGCATCGGGCAAAGACTCACTTTCGGGCAGGCGTTGTGGACAATCACTGGCATCGGTGCAGGCGGGGCGCTGGTGCAACCGGCGCACAGTATCAGGCAGGTCAGCGCCGTACCAGCGGCGAAAATCTTCGTTTTCATTAAGTAACCTCGTGATGGTTTTCTCGCGCTGTGCTTCACGCTTCGCGGCGTTCTCCAGTTCCTGACGCAGTGCCACCTGCGCCAGCTCGTTTTTGTCTGCCCTGGTGAGGGCAACATGAAGCTGATTTTTCAGCATAGTGATGGTCGTCTGCTGTTCACTGGCGACGTTGTTCACCCTGTCCAGCGAGGCGCGCAGGCTGGCGTTTTCATGCTTCACCAGAAACAGACCGGCCACCGCCAGTGATAACAACACAACCAGCACAATCATCAGTTTTGACATGGTTCCCGCCCCTCAAAACGCTGACGGCAGGCCGTACGTATCAGCCGGAAGAACAGCGACGCCACGAGATAAATCAGCGCGGTAAAAATCCACCCGGCAGCGACCAGCGAGATAAACGTCGCCACCATCACCACCAGACCCACAGCCCGTCGGCACCACGTTACCGGCTGCAAAAACAGCGACGTGACAATCTTCACGGCCAGCGATTCCGGCGGCAGCTCCCGCCCGTAGCGTTCCAGCACATACTCAGTGGCATACACGCCGACACCACCGGCAACCACACAGATAACCGTCGCCAGAATCGCCCAGGTGGCGACAAAACTGACGGCCACGCTCTGCGGGTAAATCAGGGACAGTGCCAGCATCAGCGCCAGCGACACGTTCAGCATCAGTGAAAGGGATAATTTCTTCATGGTGTTTACTCCGTTTAAGCCGGTACGCCGCCAGCGGTACGCCAGACGGTGACCAGTTTTTCCAGTGAATGCTCACGCTGACCGTAACCGGCACCCGGCAGGGACGCCCAGATATTGCGACAGCGTGAAATGGCGCGCTCAATGCGTCCCGCCCGGATGTCATCCAGCGCACCGCGTTCGCGGATCAACTGAATGGCGAGTCTGTCCTGTGACAACGGACTGAAATCCGGCAGGGCAAGCTGTTTGCGGTAGTGCGGCCAGAACAGGTAAAGCTGCTGATAGCGACCGGAGGCCGTGGATTTTTCACCGCGACGGTTAAACACCTTCGCCGGTCGGCCATGCGCGAACGGGTGGTCACTGTAGTCGGTGAAAATTTCCGGCTTCCCGTCCAGTCCGGTGACTATCACGTCATAGCCCCGGTTTTTCGTCAGCGGATGATTCGCCGTCCCTTCGGACACGGCCAGCATGTCGAGAAAGGCAGCGATATTCTGATGCGTGTTAATTACCGACATTACGGTTTCCCCCTGCCCTTAAAGCGGCGCTGAATGGCAATCTCAATCACCTGATAACCGGCGATACCCAGCATGGAGCCGATGCCGCACACCGCAGGCAGTGACAGGTCAGGAAACTGCACCAGAACAACACCGGCAACCATCGAGACAAAACCACCGAGCAACATGCGCCCGATAAACAGACGCGGGGTGATGGGTTCACCACCGGCAAGCACCTTGCCGACAACAATCAGCACCCCAATCATGAAAAGCGACAGGACGCTTTTTTCTTCTGCTGTCATGCGTTACTCCCACAGATTGACAGTTTCAGCCACGGGCGCGGTCTGAACGTCGGGCAGTTCGACGGCGGTGCCGTGTGGCAGCACCGCGCCCAGTTCAGCCAGTCCCGGATTTGCGGCGAGCACGGTCTCAACCACGCCCTCAGTGCGCCCGTAATACCGGACACAAATGGCGTCGAGCGTGTCGCCCTGTAGCGCAAAGGTCTTCATCAGATTTGACTCACGATGCAGCGCGGCTTGTCCTGGATACGCGCCACCGCCCAGCGCATATCCCGCCACAGCTCATCAATGGTGCTGTCAATGCTGTCGGCCTTCTTGTCGCCTTTCGCACTGGCATCCACGCCGCGGTAACGCTCATAAAGCGACGCGGTCGCCATCGCACACACGGCGCGCTCGTAGTAAAAAACTTTGATGCTTTCACCGTCGATGTCGTCCGCCGGAACGTCCGCCAGACGCGTAAAACCGGCGGCAATTTTCTGTTCGCGGTACTCGTACAGCTCCGCATTCGTCTCCGCCATGCCTGACTTGATGGCCTCACGCAGACGGGCGGGGGCGACGGTCTGCTCAAGGCGCATACGTTCCCGGACGCGCTTCGGGTCGATATCGGGAAAAAAGAACGTGTTTTTAATCACCGGCTCGTCGCCTGCCGGTTGCGGGATGACCACCGTACCCTCACCGGACACGGGAGCCTCCTTTCGCGGAATAATCAGCGTCATCATGACTACCTCTGAAAAGTCGGGCGGTGGACGCCGGTACAGCGTCAGGTGATTCACCCTCACTGACCGGCGTGCCGCCCTGGCGCGGGGCGCATTCGTTGTTAACTGGCTTTCTTTTTCGGGCGTCCACGTTTTGCCGGTGTCACGCTCCGGGTCTTACGCGGGGCGCGGGTGGCCGCTTTTGGCTGCGGCTCCGGCTTCGGTTTCAGCTCCCGCTCCAGTCGTTCAATCTCTTTTTTGACGCCTGCCTGACAGTCGAGCTGTGTCGCACGTTGCAGGTGAGCCAGCGCACCGGCGGCATCACCACCGTCACGCAGAAACAGACCGGTGATTTTGTGCAGCTTTGCGCGCACTTCATCAGGCATGTCTGCCGTGGCGGTCAGTTCAAGGGTTTCCGTCAGCAGGCGGGTATCCACAGATTCACCGGCAGCGTGGGCGCGCATGGCCGCGAGCGCGACCTCCTCGGTGAACATGTACGGCGGGGTGCGGCGGTGTTTACCCGGCATGGTCAGACCGTACTTCAGGGCATAACGGGCAATCTCCAGCGCACCGGCAATATCTCCGGTATCCAGACGCCACAGCATGACCGTCATCAGAATGTCATCCTGTGCGCCTTTGCCCTGCTCCAGCACGCCGTTCACCCACGGCAACCAGAACGGCAGCAGTTCGCGTTTTTTCGCGGCCTTCAGCTCTTTTGAATAAATCGCTTTCAGTGTGCGCTGGTCTGCGGCGAGCTTAACCAGCATCTGCTCATAGACAGTTGCATGTCGCAGCGGGGCGGCTTCCCGCTGCGCGGTCATCGCTGCCGAGACCCGCATCATGTGGCGCTGTGCGGGACTCGTCATCGGTTACGCTCCCGGCTCTGCGGTCGCCTTAGCCGGTGTGGAGAAATCACCGACCTTAATTTTTTCCACCAGACAACCGGCGGCGTAGTCTTCCACCACGTAATCAATGTTCATTGACTCGTAGTTCTCCACGCGGTCAAGTTTCGGGTTTTCCTCAATCACGCGGCGATGACTGTCATCCATGTAGTAGATGGACAGGTTTTCCAGCTTTGTGATGAGCATCGCATCCGCCGGGAAGTACGGGACGCGTACCGCCGGCAGGTTACCGATGCGTTTCTGGCTGATGATGACGTCAGCGGCCAGCATTTCGCTGTTGTCCTGCTCCTTGTTAACGATGGGGAAATACTTGTCCGCCAGTAGCTGACGCCCCACAATCACCACAAGGTCAGGGTCTTCCTGATACCACGGTTCAATCAGGTTGTTGGTCGCATCCATCACCAGTGCATCGAGGCTGGCATAATCACCGCCCTTACCCACGCGGATAACCTCAGAGGTGGTGTGCCCTTCCTCGTCAGTGACCTTGCTCATCACGCGCGCCGGGGCTTCATTGCGGTATTTCTGCAGCCAGCCGACCGCCACATCCTGCAGCATCGGATTACTGCTGCGGTCAGAGGTTTCGGCACGCCTCACGCCGTTAAAACCGGCCATGATTAAATCAAGGGACTGGCGTTTGATAATGGCGTTACGGATACGGAGCTGGAAATCCTGATAACGCGCCCACAGGTCAAGCGTTTTGTAGCGGATATAAAAATCGAAGTTAATCTGGTCGCATTCGTACTTGTTTGACGCCAGCTTCGAGAAGTCCTTCGGCTGACGCTCGGTGCCACCGGCGGTGTCGCTGGTGCTGGCGATGGAGCCGGTGACACCAATACCAATTTTTTCCCCTTTCATTTCGCTGACCGGCACAATGTTGATGCGGGTCAGAAAATCAGAGGACTCCTGCATGGTGTTCATCAGGGTCTGGGTGACCGACGGTTCAACGGTGAATTTTTTCGACACATCACCGGCGTCGATGCCGTTCAGTTCGGCAACACGGGACAGATAGGCATTAAATTTAAAGCGGGTTTCCTGGCGCATAGTTTTTCCTGAAATTAAGGGTTAATCGTGAAGGTTTTCCCGGACTGACTGACGCCGGTCAGCAGTTCGTCATCAGGGCGTCCCCGCCACCGCCGGTGGCCTTGCTGCGGCGCTGCTGGGTCAGACTTTCGGTGTGGTCGAGACTGTTTTTCAGGCGGGTGAATGCCTGGCTGGTTTCATCCGCCCTGTCAGCTACATCCTGCTTAAGTGCGGAAAAGGCGGTTTCCATCTCTGCGAGGCGCTGCTCAGTGGCGCTCAGTTTTTCCTGCACATGTTCAGCAACAGCGGTCACCGCTTCATGCACGTCATTCAGACGGGCGTCATCGCTGGCCTGTTTGCGGCCAAAAATGGATTTCACCTTTTCGGTCAGGGCGGTGAACACGGTTTCAGGCAGGTCTTCAAATTCCAGCTCAACAGGCGTTGCCACTGAAATCAGGTTTTCAGGGCTTAATTTGAAGCGGTTCAGGGGGTTGTGTTTTGCCGTGCGGCAGAATTCCAGGTATTCCGTGCCGAGGCTTGCCGGGTCATCGGTGACGGCCAGACCCACCAGATAACATTTGCCGGTATTGGCAAAGTTCGGCTGAATTTCCATTGAGGTATAGACCTTCTGCGCGGCCTTGTTCATCGCGATAAGGTCATCGGTCGGGGTGATTTTCGCAAACAGCGCCCATTTGCCTTTCAGCGCCGAATCATCGTCAATCTTTTCGGCCTTCAGTTCGGCCACATCGCCATAACGCTTAAAAATACCGTCAGGCAGGATGCCGCGCAGATGTTCCAGGTTAATGCGGCAACCATAGACTCGCGGGTCAAAGGTTTCGGCCATTTCCTGAATATCCTGCGCACTGATGACACGCCCGTCACAGGTGTCACCCTCAACGCCGATACGAAAGAATTTTGAGACTTTTTTTGCCATTGTCAGGAGTCCTGAATAGTGATTAGAGGAGTCACATGTCGGCATCAGTTTCCCGACGATGCGCATCCTCCGCCATCAGTCCCGGATGGCTTATCACTGACACAACAGCACCTTAGCGAATCGCGGGGCGCGACTCAGTAGCCTTGCCGTGTATTCATCACGGCGAGGTATTCATGACCATCACCACAGACACCACTCTTTTACACGACCCGCGTCGTCAGGCGGCGCTGCTGTACTGGCAGGGGTTTTCCGTGCCGCAGATTGCCGCCATGTTGCAGATGAAACGCCCGACGGTGCAGAGCTGGAAACAGCGCGACGGCTGGGACAGCGTTGCCCCCATCAGCCGTGTCGAAATGAGTCTGGAAGCGCGGCTGACCCAGCTCATCATCAAACCGCAGAAAACCGGCGGTGACTTCAAGGAAATTGACCTGCTCGGACGCCAGATTGAACGACTGGCACGGGTCAACCGTTACAGTCAGACCGGCAACGAGGCAGACCTTAATCCGAACGTCGCTAACCGCAACAAAGGCGGGCGTCGCAAACCGAAAAAGAATTTTTTCAGTGACGAGGCCATCGAAAAGCTGGAGCAGATTTTCTTTGAGCAGTCTTTCGAATATCAGTTGCACTGGTATCGCGCCGGGCTTGAGCACCGCATCCGCGATATCCTGAAATCCCGCCAGATTGGCGCGACGTTTTATTTTTCCCGCGAGGCGCTGCTGCGCGCCCTGAAAACAGGTCATAACCAGATTTTTCTGTCGGCCAGTAAAACGCAGGCGTATGTGTTCCGTGAATACATCATCGCCTTTGCCCGGCTGGTTGACGTTGACCTGACCGGTGACCCGATTGTCCTGGGCAATAACGGCGCAAAACTGATTTTTCTCGGCACCAACTCCAACACCGCGCAGAGCCATAACGGCGACCTGTACGTCGATGAGATTTTCTGGATCCCGAATTTTCAGGTACTGCGTAAGGTGGCATCAGGTATGGCCTCACAGAGTCACCTGCGCTCGACCTATTTCTCCACCCCGTCCACGCTGGCGCACGACGCCTACCCGTTCTGGTCAGGTGAACTGTTCAACCGGGGACGCGCCAGCGCCGCCGAACGCGTGGAAATCGACGTCAGTCATAACGCCCTTGCCGGTGGGCTTCTCTGTGCGGACGGCCAGTGGCGGCAGATTGTCACCATTGAGGACGCCCTGAAAGGCGGCTGCACACTGTTCGACATTGAGCAGCTCAAACGCGAAAACAGCGCCGACGATTTTAAAAACCTGTTCATGTGTGAATTTGTTGACGACAAGGCGTCGGTATTCCCGTTCGAGGAGCTGCAACGCTGCATGGTCGACACGCTGGAAGAATGGGAAGACTATGCGCCGTTTGCCGCCAATCCGTTCGGCTCCCGCCCGGTATGGATTGGTTACGACCCGTCACACCGTGGCGACAGCGCCGGATGCGTGGTGCTGGCACCGCCGGTGGTGGCCGGTGGCAAATTCAGAATACTTGAGCGTCACCAGTGGAAAGGCATGGACTTTGCCACCCAGGCTGAATCCATCCGCAAACTCACTGAAAAATACAACGTCGAATACATCGGTATTGATGCCACCGGCCTCGGTGTCGGCGTGTTCCAGCTCGTGCGCTCGTTCTATCCCGCCGCGCGTGATATCCGCTACACGCCGGAAATGAAAACCGCAATGGTGCTCAAGGCAAAAGACGTCATCCGCCGTGGCTGTCTGGAATATGACGTCAGCGCCACCGACATCACCAGCTCGTTTATGGCTATCCGCAAGACCATGACCAGCAGCGGACGCAGCGCCACCTATGAGGCCAGCCGCAGCGAGGAAGCCAGCCACGCCGACCTCGCCTGGGCGACCATGCACGCCCTGTTAAATGAGCCACTCACCGCCGGTATCAGCACCCCGCTGACATCCACCATTCTGGAGTTTTACTGATGAGCAAGAAAAAAGGGAAAACACCGCAACCTGCGGCAAAAAAAATGACCGCCAGCGCCCCGAAAATGGAGGCATTCACCTTTGGTGAGCCAGTGCCGGTACTCGACCGCCGTGACATTCTGGATTACGTCGAGTGCATCAGTAACGGCAGATGGTATGAGCCACCGGTCAGCTTTACCGGTCTGGCAAAAAGCCTGCGTGCTGCCGTGCATCACAGCTCGCCGATTTACGTCAAACGTAATATTCTGGCCTCGACATTTATCCCGCATCCGTGGCTTTCCCAGCAGGATTTCAGCCGCTTTGTGCTGGATTTTCTGGTGTTCGGTAATGCATTTCTGGAAAAGCGTTACAGCACCACCGGTAAGGTCATCAGACTGGAAACCTCACCGGCAAAATATACCCGCCGTGGCGTGGAGGAGGATGTTTACTGGTGGGTGCCGTCCTTCAACGAGCCGACAGCCTTCGCGCCCGGTTCCGTGTTTCACCTGCTGGAGCCGGATATTAATCAGGAGCTGTACGGCCTGCCGGAATATCTCAGCGCCCTTAACTCTGCCTGGCTGAATGAGTCGGCCACGCTGTTCCGCCGCAAGTATTACGAAAACGGCGCACATGCCGGATACATCATGTACGTCACTGATGCCGTGCAGGATCGCAACGATATCGAAATGCTCCGCGAAAACATGGTGAAGTCGAAAGGCCGCAACAACTTTAAAAATCTGTTTCTCTATGCCCCGCAAGGGAAAGCCGACGGCATTAAAATTATCCCGCTCAGTGAAGTGGCAACGAAGGACGATTTTTTTAATATCAAAAAAGCCAGCGCCGCAGACCTGCTGGACGCGCACCGCATCCCTTTTCAGTTGATGGGCGGCAAGCCGGAGAACGTCGGGTCGCTGGGTGATATTGAGAAAGTGGCAAAGGTCTTTGTCCGCAATGAGCTTATCCCGTTACAGGACAGGATCCGCGAGATAAACGGCTGGCTCGGTCAGGAGGTCATCCGCTTTAAAAACTACTCACTGGACACCGACAACGGCTGAACATCGCCGCCTGCGGGCGGCTTTTTTACACCCCGTCATCACGCCCTCACACGCTCACCACCGCACAAAACACCCCGCAGACACACCAACGCCCCGGCGCACAATCCAAACGCCGTCACGACGCGCTGAGACGCTGAAAAAATAAAATCAGCACCACCGCCAGCGCGCAGTGCTTTCCCCGCCTCGCCCGCCCGCTTTATGGGTCGATTTTAATGCAAGTGCACGAACACACCGGAGGCGCACCAGTACTGGCGGTGGTCACGTAGGTCCACCCCTTAAAAGCCATGCAGAATAATGCAACTATTGCGGGCGTCGGCTAATCATCTTCTAAAGGTGGAATTTTGATGCCACTAATTAGCAGGACTTTCCGGTATGCCTCAAAAATAATGTTGTGTGTTTTTTTTAAATCATCGAGCATTTTTTGTCGTCCTGTTGGGGTATTTCTGGCGAAATTATGAGCGCGAAAAAAATCATGTGCCAAGTAGTTTCGAGCTGATAGAGCCAGTTCTACATGTTGTAGAGTTTCATCATCTGCCACCCCTTTTTGACGCAATAAATTGCTTAGACTACCTAATGTTAACTTATCAAATTTTAAGAATTTTTCTTTTAATGTTGGAATGTCTTCACCTTGCTTCATTTCATGTTCGATAAGGACATTAATCAGTTCAGCTTCCAACAAGTGTGCAGCTTCTGAGGTGTAACCGAACTTCCAAAAGACTTCATCAAGTGTTGCCATATGTTCCACTCAAGATAAATGCAGGTTATGAAAAAGAAGAATGATGATGGAAATTCCAGATGAAGTCTAACGCCTCGCTCCGCTCGTTGTTCAACCCCGCCAGCCCTGAAAACAAGTTTCACGACTGGCGGGGTTCTCTATCGTCTGCGTGGTGGTGGCGCAACTCTGGACTGACCGATATAGTTAAACCGCCCGTAATTATCCCGGACTATTTCAGCACACCCGACCAGCTCATCAGGTGTCAGATTTTCGTTGACCATAATCTGCTGTAGACGGTGAACAATGGCCATCAGCTTGATATTTTTAGTTTTATGGTGCGGTATCTCGCCTGGTATTCTGTGCATTATCCAAGCCACCCATGTTGCTTTGCACGCTCCACCTGTTCATCTGAATAGTTCCATGCTCCATCCGTGGCAACCATTGCCCCGCCTGACATCCCCGTATCTGGTTCATACATAACAGCAAGGCCGAGCTGATGCATAATTTCATGATTAATTCTGAATACCAGACCACGTTCACTAAGTTCTTTCCAGTTCACAATCTTATATGCGCCCGTATTAAGCAGCTCAATACTTAGCAAGACATAATCTTCCAGCCAGTCTGACAGGTCAGTAACATCTGTTATCCGGGCTTCAACCTTTCGCCCCGTAAACACACCCTGCACCCATTCATGCAAAATCAACGTGTCCCCGCGCTCATAATTACGGTCATTTTTCCTAAACTCTGCGCGTTTCTTTCCTTCCAGCACAAGGTCGAAATATTTTGCGTGCAGCTTTACCTCGTGAATTTTTGCCATCATGTCCACTCCATTACTGTTGAGAATCCCGGCCACTCATCAGTGACCGGATACGTGAATTTTTTCCCGTCATAATTTACAGTCGCGCCACGCGCCAGCGCCTCAATCTCCCATCGCTGAGGCCTGATACCGTTCTGAGCAAGGTCAACGCGGATACGGGTAATTTGCATTCGTTCCGACCGGGTCATTCTGGCCGATGGCGCTATTTCATGCGGTTTTAACGGGCCTCCGGCTCTTTGCTGACGGTTTGGTGTTCTCAGTCCGTGTTTTAATGCGCCCCTGAGCGCCCTCAAGACCTCCGGCTCATTCCATTCGATAACACCGTCATCAACCAGATTAAGCACTGCTGCGGCGTGCTCAGAAGGTGTGGGAGCCGGTAACGAAGTATCACTACCGGTGAGCTTTCCACAGTTATTGACAGGACTCCGAGGCGCGGCGATGCCGCTTTTTAAAGTCAAAGGCTCCACGACCGGAACTTTCGGCACAATGCGCCAGTCCGTCGTTCTGGTGATATGAATATGACGCGCGCCGAGATGCGGCGCGTAAATGCCGACCACTCTCTCGACTTCTTCCTCGTACTCGTTAACTTCATCCGACGGGCTACGGGCGACTCTGACAGTCTGGCAATCGCGCGGAACATTTGCCCCACCCTGCGCACTGATATACAACGCAAAATCGCCACTGTCTGCGGCAGCGCGTGCAGCCTCGACGCGTTCGTCAAACTCATCAGCAATGCTGACGCCGCGAGGCAATTTGCGTAGTTCACGGTAAGCCCCCATTGTCGGCAGACCAACCGTTTTAAATTGCGGGATGCGCCACGTTGACGCCCATGCAGTAACAGCCGCGGCAGTATCTTTCAGAGGTCTGCCGGTATCGTTATCGAGCTGACCATCCAGTGCATAGCCGTCGATGTTTTTTGAGATGTATTTCGCGATATACCCCGCAGCACCGCCCCGATTAAGGTGTTTTGCCTGAAAACGGTTTCGCGCGGCTCCTCTTTCGTCGCCATCCTCTTTGAGCGCATAGCGACGCATGATTTCGATAATCTGGTTACGCTGGCGTGGATTACAAAAAAGCATCATATGCCAGTGCGGCGTTCCGTCGTGGTGTGGCTCGACGACTCGCAAACCGTAGACCTGTAAATCATTATCCTTGAATGCCGTGCGCATCAGGCTCCAGATACGGCAGAGATAACGCTGCGCATCCTTTGGATTAAATGCCTCATCATTCCAGCCGTGATTAAGCTGGACGGTTTTACTTTCGCCTTTTCCGACCTGACGTGTCGGGTGATACTTTGACGGCGCGGTCAGCGTGATAAACATCCCCACATCACCCTCTGCGGCGGCGTAACGCTCAATACCGGCAATGGTGTTCATCAGCTCCATCCGGCGAATTTCAGGATTAGAAATACTGCCCATCACCTTACTGATAAGGTCGATGCGCTCGCCGGTTTCCCTGTTTTCAAGGTCACACGATTTAAGAAATTCCAGATTTGCCTGGCGGCGCGCACGCACATCACGAATGGCGTGTTTACTGGCATAAGGAGAACGGTCTTTATTGACCTCCCCGACAGCTATCAGTAACGCTTCATGCCAGCGCATACGCTGGCCTTTAAGCTGATGAGTCCACCACTCATCGTTAAACAGACGGGCAATGGCAGAATATGCCTGCCTCGTGGTCATCTGTCCTTTACGGTATTTTTTCCAGTAAAGCGGGGAAATATTGAAAGCACGTGCAGCGCCAGCAACATGACCATACAGATGCGCCTGCGCCTCATCCGTAAACAGCGATTCTTTTTCGCCATGCGCATCCACCCAAGCATCGCAGAGTTCCTCATACATCATGAAAAGCTGCGATGAGATACGGGCGGCAAACTTTTTCAGATCCTTGTCATTCATCCCCGGCAGACGCGCATAGTGGTCACGCTCAGCCAGAAACAGCATCGACGCTTCGGTGTTCATTTCATGGCGCTGATTCACACGCTCAATGCGCGGCCATAAACGACGCTGAAAAGTGGATGTGAGGAAATAAAACCCGTGCACCGGGCTTTTATTGCGCCGGATGTAGTCATAGCGTGAAGTAAACAGCGAGCGCAAAAAGTAAGGCAGGCGGTTAATCGTGGATAAAACACCTTGCACCTGACGCATCTCGTCACGTGTAAGGGGTCTTTCGCGCCCGACAGCCTCGCGTGGCGCGTTCCATGCATAAGCACCGGCAAACGTCTTACCGGTGCCTGCGGAAAATGCTGACGGAGGGACAAAACGCCCGGAGGCTTTAACGGCCATATGAGCCAAAAGCCTCTGAACAACGCTTGCTGAGTTGCTCAACCTGCGCGTTTAAATCAGCAAAAGACTTTGCGCTTCCGGTCAGAATATCGTGATGCATCAGGCCGGAAACGAGCTGGCTTAATTTCGGATAATAACCAACCACCGCCAGCCATTCCTGACCGGCGTTTTTACCGCTTTCCGCTCTCTTTTTCTCGTGGAGAATAAACTGAAAGCTGTCACTGGTAACGACATAACGTTCGCCAATTTCAATACGAATACTCATGCCGTTCTCCGGTAATGTTTGTTTTTTGCTTCAAAGACTGACTGGCAGGAAACACAACGCGTGGCTGACGGGTAAGCCGCACGACGGGCTGCAGGTATTGGCGCGTCACACTCTTCGCAAACCAGCGCAGAAGCACCGCAATGTTTTACCCTTGCCGCGTTAATCTGGCGCTCCAGTAATTCAGCCTGTTGTTCCTGAATAAAATCTACGTTGTCCGGCATTATCAGCTCCTTTTATCGTTAAGTTGCCTGGATACATCAGCGCAATAACTGGCAAGTTCTGTCGTTAATTTTGTCAGTTCATCCACTGAGGAAATTTGCTTGTGGAATACAGCGCGTTTAACAAGTAAATTGACCACATCAGACAGGAGGTTTAATTCATTCTGATAAATCGCGATAACAGATTCAGTTATGTCGCGTTTTTCTTTATCAAAGCAAAGTTGAATAAGAGACAAATCGCCATTTTTCATAACGGCGATTTTTAAGGCGTTATTCAGTAATACAACTGAATGAGAACAGGACATCAAAGCACCTCCCCGCGAGACAATCCGATATTGTGAAATTTTTCCGACTCCTGACTGAGCAGCTCGACTATCTCCACGCGGGATAACTCCGCCTTTGTGATATGGCGAATCATGGCGTCAAGATGAGAAGAAAAGCGTGTCGCTGCGTCGGCCTGTGCTTCGGCTCTGGCCTGTTGCAGCAGTAATGCGTATTTACCGCACTTGTTTTCAGAAACTGTATGCATGACTTTCTCCAGGCAAAAAGAAGCCCCGCACGATTAAGTGCGTTAAAAACTCTGGTTAATTATTTAATGCAGATATTGCTCTGGTTTTACCGACGTCAGAATTGTCGGTGCATACTCAAACAGGCTGAATAATTCACGTAATGCACGGAATAAAGCATCACGCCAGTAACATGATTCTTCATTAATTCGCCAGTATGGCTGGTTGAATTCTTTTTCAGTCAATCCGGCATGCATAAATAAAGTACGACGCTGACTGACTGTTAAAAAACTAATATATGCATACTCACTTGCGCCAACCTGACGGCGTTTTGAGAATGCCCCACGCAATTCATCAATTGCACAAACCAGCCGTTCACGTTCGACGTCGTTCATTTCTTCAAAACGCATCGTTGCGTGACGCTGTTTTAACTGCGCATGGAAGCAAACCGTTAGCCGTTCGCGTTCCATCATCTGATTATAATAATCACATGTATCCTGCCAGCGAGGGACGGCAAGATGCTTGCCAATTATCCGGCGCATAGCTGCTGGCTGTTTTTCAACGAGATTGAGCGTCATCACTGTCATTTCCAGACCCTCCGGCTTTTCAGAAAGGTCAGAGCCTTTTTTAACGGACTCTGTTTTTTGGTGCGGATAATGATTCCCTTGCGTCCCTTCCCGTGGGTGATGGTGAAGTCAATCGCCCTGGGGCTTTCGTTACGCAATAACTGAGCAATACAACGCGGCTCATTCATAATCACAACCCCATCCACAAAAGCCATGCATCACGCTGTTCAACCGGTCGGTTATAAAACGCCTCACGTACAGCGCGATTAAACTCAGGAATGAAAACCCATTTTTCACCGGCACGAGCCTTCGGTTTGCAAGGATCACGCAATTCAATAATTGGTAATTTATTTGCCTTCACCATTTCACTGACAGCTGTCTTTGGCTTCCCTAATAAATCAGCAAATTTATCCACATGAACCGCATCAAGCGGATACTGAATCACATAATTTTCAGCGTCCATATATGGTACCCTCATAGGATCCAGCCCTTTCTAAACCACTCAAAACCGTTTAGACGCTGGTTTATTCTCAAATCAATGGAACCTATATAGGTTCCAGTTTTGAGGGAATTTAGTCCCTATATAGGCACCATGTCAAATGAAATTAAGCGAAAAGATTAAGGCCTTGCGTGAGGCTGAAGGGCTAAGCCAATCAAAATTCTGTGAAATCATAGAGTTACCGCTAAGCACACTTAAAAAATATGAAGGAGGAAACTTTGAACCCGGTGGCACAGCTTTGCTAAAAATCACTATGCATCCCACATTCCAAAAATATGCTCTATGGCTTATGACAGATAAAACCGCGCCGGACGCAGGACAAATCGCACCGGCTCTCGCGCACATTGGGCCAGAGTCAACAGAGTCCAACCACTCCGCGAAAAGGATTGGCTAACTCTATATAAAGATTACATTTTCACCATTTGCTACCAAGATGGTGAATACAGCGCCGGAGGGCTTTCTTATGGCAATTAAGAAGCTCGATGATGGTCGCTATGAAGTGGACATTAGACCTCGCGGTCGCGACGGAAAACGCATCCGCAGGAAATTCGAAAGAAAAGCTGAAGCACTAGCATTTGAGCGATACACAATCGCCAATGCCAGTCAGAAAGAATGGGGAGGCCAGCGAGCAGACCGCCGGACTTTGAGTGAGTTGCTGGACATCTGGTGGAAATATCACGGGCAAAACCACGAGCATGGAACAAAAGAGTTTAATCATCTACTCAAAACCATCAGCGGCATAGGTGATATACCAGTGAGCAGGATGAGCAAAAGGGCTTTGATGGATTATCGTTCCATGCGACTACGTGATGGTATCAGTGCCGCAACGATAAACCGTGACATGTACCGATTATCCGGCATGTTCACAAAATTAATTCAATTGGATGAATTTTCCGGGCAACACCCAATTCACGGACTGCCGCCACTGGCGGAGGCCAACCCTGAAATGACGTTCCTGGAAAAAGCAGAAATCGAAAAACTGTTAAATGTTTTGGCTGGTGATGACTTACTTGTCGCGCTTTTATGTCTGAGCACTGGAGGAAGATGGACGGAAGTTGCCACGCTAAAACCAGCACAGATTACAAATTGCAGGGTTACCTTCCTGAAAACCAAAAACGGTAAAAAGCGAACCGTGCCGATTTCTGAGGAACTGGAGAAAAAAGTTAAAGAGGAGGCCAGCGCCAAATTATTCAAAGTTGATTATGAGAAATTTTGCGGGATTTTACGCAGAGTGAAACCTGATATACCACCCAATCAGGCAACCCACATCCTGCGGCATACATTCGCAAGCCATTTCATGATGAATGGGGGCAATATAATCGCACTGCAACAGATTCTGGGACATGCGAGCATTCAGCAGACGATGGCCTATGCGCACCTTGCGCCTGACTATCTGCAAAATGCCGTCGCTCTGAATCCACTAAAAGGCGGAGTGACGTTATAA